TATATGAAGGGTCTATAACCTGTGTGTTAATCATAACTTTTATTTATAATTTATTTAAATTATTGTAATCTGTTCCATAACTCGCATTTACTTTAAATCCGAATTCATTCTCTAATAAATTCTTTATTTCTTTTAATACCTCCTTCCCATCTTCTCTACTATAATCCACTAAAATCGAATCATACGTGTATAGTATAATATTACTTTTCTTGTTCTCCAAATATTTCAACACATTTTTTATCGAGTTTACATTATAAAAAGTCTCTCCTGATTGTATAATGTAATTCAATAGTTTTTGAGGTGTAACGTTTTCAATACCCTGCGCAAATAATTTTCTCCCTCCAACCAACTCTATATATCCCAGAGAATTAAAATCTTGATATATCTTATCTGTATATTGTTTTACCATAGCGAAAAACGGTATGTCTTTGTATTGCTCAAACACTCCTCCATATAGTTGTTTGAATGTCAATTCTTTAGAGGCTTGATATTGTTCGGGGGTTAATTCCTCCATTTTAAAATACATTTTTCCCAAATGAGTGTGAACAGAGGCCTCTGTAAACTCGTATCCAATTTGTTTTGCTAAAATACGTGGATGGTACGAATCATAATCGAATTCAAATAAAACATCGTTTTGAGGTATAAAAGCTGCTCGTTGGCCGTTATTTTTATTTAAAGCCGCAAAGTTAATCCCGTTAAACGAGTTTGAAGGACGAGAAGTAAAATTATTTAAATTAAATTGAGTGTAAATCTTATTTTCCTTTACATTGAATTTGGGATTGTTTAAATTAAAATTCTCGCTAAAAACCGGTACATCTAACATTATACCTTGTTTTTCAATACCATAGAATACTTCAATATAATCCTCGTTATAATACGGGATTTCATGCTGTTTTTCGGTCCATTGTTGCACTAGATTGTAAATACATTCTTGGGACTCGTAGTGTTTGGAAATTGGGATAATCGAATTTAAATAAGGTTTATCTCCATAAAGCCGTTCGAAATGAGTGTGTATATTGGTATGACAATCTTGTATATACGGAGTGATTGGGGTGGTGTGTAGCGATAGCAAATTTATATCTTGCACTTTACTTTGTAAAAATTCTTCCCCTATTAAATGAGCAGTTGTTTTTTTATCTAAAACGTAGATTAACTCGTGTTTTAAAATAAATTCTTTTACTTTTTCTAAGCTTAGGTAAAATCCTTCACTATGATTTATAGTTAGTATTAATCCTTTACCATGTTTAGGTTTATAGTAAATTAATGATACTTCAGTTAGTATAGGATGGTAGTTTGATGATAGTGGAATAACATTAATGTAGCAACTCTCTTGAGGATGGAGTTGTGATAATTGATCTTGTGTTTCTACTATCCAAAATGACATAACCTTTATTTTTGTATAATGTAATAAGGCTCCCTATGGGAGCCAAATTTATTTGTATGTAAAGAGTAATTATTCCTTATTAAGATAAGATATTTCACCCATAATATAATCACTAAAGTCTTTTATTAACTCCTCTTTACTAATCCCCATATTAGAACCATCTCCATCCCAATCTAAATCTGATCCTGCTACATCTATAGTATCATCAACGTAATAATTAAGTAATTCCTTAAGATACTTTTCTAGTTCATCAACTGTATTTATTTTATTCATATTTTCTTTTAGTAAAGTTCCTTCAGTAAGGAATGATTTTAAATTAAAGTTTTCCATTTTTTATTTTTATTTTTTTAATTTAGCCGAAAAGGCTCTAGCATTTCTAGGAGCATCATCTTTAACTTTAGCTATAGCTTCTTCTTCAGAAGTTGCTTTTACAGTCTCATCATGATCTATATCATCACCTCTTTTATCTTCTACATAATAAGTAACTTCGTATGTTTGTTCTTCAGTAGATTCTGTTAAGATGTCTTGTAAAATATCGTTTAATTTAATATTGCTCATATCTAATTTTATAATAAATATACGAAAAATATTTTACCTAGCAAACTGAGTTGGGTTACTTAGGTATTGTTTTATACCTATAAAATTCTTTTCTGCTTGATTTAGAATTTTTTCATTAGTATCAATTATACCGGGTCTTACTTTAATTCCGTTTACTAATTCATCGTTTAGTGGACCTGAAATTTGCCATTGAATTGAAATTGCTCTCCAAACCGAGTAATTAAGATCACCTCGTTGTTTAGTTAAATTATCAAATGTGGTTTTATCTATTTCCATTACTCTAAATTGGGTACCACCTTTTTGTCTTGCAATGTATCTTGTAATTCTACCTGCTTTATAATCTGCTTCTGTTGGGGAAGGGGTAAATGGGGTAGGATCTATTAAATTAGCATCTATACTAGAATTTAATTGTTTATAATTTTCAACTGCAGAGTTACCAAAATCAATATTAGCTATTGGAGGAGTTTCAGTTAAAGGAAGTGAAGATCCTCTACTAGGATCAATTCCAGTAAATGATTCACCATTAAAAGTAGTATAATATGGACCAGTATAATCTTTACCATTAGAAGTTCTAAATTGGCCTGGATTAGCTGTTTGATTTGTTAATATTCGGGATTTAGGAAAATATTTCATATTTTATTAAGAATAAACATATCTTTCAAATGAGGCTTTGTCAATTACTTTTTTACCATTTAAAAATCTAGTACTAAATTTAGTTATAGCTGGGTTTTGGTCAGCTACTTTAATGGCGTATGCTTCACTTTTTTCACTGCCTATAATAAAGCTTTGAGGTTTGTTTTTAGCAAGTGGATAAAAAGTAGCAACATATAAATCACCAGCTGAAGCAGGTTTACTGCTAGAAAAACCTAGAGATTTAAAATAAGCTTCAACTACATCTAATTGTCTTATACCATCTAATCCTTGAATATCTCCTAAATTATAAGTTTTTCCTTTTATAGTTTTAGTAGAACCTCCTCCACTATCAGGACAAAATTGAATTAATCCTACACACCCTATACTATTTCTAATATCAGTTCTTATTCCGGATTCTTTATACATTGTTGTAACTAAAGCATCTTCAGTTACTCCAATATTTGTAGCTACTTGTCTTAATTTAGTTTTAAATCCCGGAAAGATTGTTTCTATTTTATCATAAGCTGCTTGTTTATTTTTACTAAGAGTTTGTGAACCCTTATTCCCAACATTTTGAAAATCTGATAAGGTTTTAGAGTTTTGTTTTTCTTTAGCGGCTTTAATATCTTCTTTTTCTTTTTCAGTTAATGGTTCAAATCTAATACTAAGAGTTTGACCTGTTATTTTAGTAGTCCATTTATTTTCACCAAAATTTTGTTCAATAGTATGTAAAATAAAAGCAATTTTTTGTTTTCCTTTATCAGAACCTGATTGAATTAAATAAGATGAAGGTAATGAATCCGATGGTATAGTAAATGCTGAATGAGGAATAATTCCACTTAATCCATCCATTTCTAAACTAAAATCTAATGGTAATATAACCCCAGGGTTAAAAGCATTATCATCTCCTGATTTTAATGGATCAGAAAATACTTCTCTATATGAGTTTTGACAAGAATCTATTTTATCTGTGGTAAGTTTTTTTATAGCAGCCATAAATTACATAATTTTATTTAATACCAAGATCTGTTTATACCAGTTTGTTGATTAGCTAATTGAGTCCATCTAGCTTCAATAGCTGTATCTCTAATAAGAAATATGGATTTATAATCTGATTCTAATTTATCATGTAGATAATTATTTAATGCTGAGTCTGAGAATTCAACTTCGTTTTTACTTTCATTAAAGGTACCAGTTGATACTTTAGATATAGCAGATGCTAGTGCATTAATATCTAAAGAGTTGATATTGCTTTTAACAGTATTATAAGTATTTTGTAAAGCAGTTAATTCTCCTTTATCTTCTAATCCTCTAGCTTCATCTCTTAAATCTTCATAAATTCTATCTAATCTTTCTATAACTAAACCTTTTATTTGATCTTTTGGAACAGATTGTAATCTAACATCTGCAGTTTGTTCTACTCCTAATTCTCTTTCTCTTTCAGCACTTTCAGCAGCAGTACTTGATCTAGCTCCAGTACCTACACCATCATATATATTTTCTATAAAATCTCTTAATTCTACATATCTTTGTATGGTATCATTATTAGTATTAGCATTTTGATTAGCATCTGTAGCTGCATCTACTCTTACTGTATTTAATCTATTATATAATCCTTTATTTAAATGTGAAAAGGCTAAAGCATTTTCAGCTCCTTGCACTCCATAAGGTTGAGCTTGAGCTGCTACTACAATCATAGCTGCGGTATTAGGTGCTATTTTAGAAGTATAATTAAAATTATATACTATACTTTTTTTACCTAATACTGGTATTTCAGTATAATAATTATCAGAAAGGGATTGGCCAGGTCCTGATGTTCTTCTATCATCTAATATTCTTATACAATTTGAATCATCATCAGGTACAATTCTATATTCATTATAACCTCCTGTAGCTTTAGAAATCCCATCTAAAATATCTTTAACTAAATCAACAAAATAAATATTTCCTTTAGTATCATTAGTTCTCCATTTTTTCATTATACCTGCTACCCAATTTATGTTTACTAAAGTATACATAAATTTTCCTCCTAAATCTGCATCTCCGATTCCAGGAGCATTAGAATTATCTCCATAAAATGGAAAAGAATTATAAATACTACTAAAATATTTAGAAGTTATTCCAAAGGGCAATTGTTGAGACCCTATTAAACATACTGAAGGATCTAAAGAGCAATGTCCTGGGAATGTATAACATCTGTTGGTTTCAGGGTTTACATCTATATAAATGTAGGATCTTTGATTGGTTTTATCATTAGCGGTACTTCGATCATATATCATTCCTAGTTTATTAATTAGTAATAATAAATGTCCTAATGTAATATAAACTTGTTCTAATCCTGGTTTTGTATCATCGTTTGAATTTAGACCTTCTCCATCAATTTCATATCCTGCAATAAATCTAGCAAAGAATTTTTCAGGTATAATTTCAGGAACTACTGAATCTAAATTACCAGTATGGGATTTATCCATTCCAGGAATTGTAAGTAAGCGAAAATTATATCCTTTTCTTACTATTTCTGGGTTTTTATAAAAATTAGTTATGCTTATATTATCTGTTCCTAATATATAATCTAACCATTCCTTATAAGTTTTACCAAAATCTACTAGTGAACCGGCTACATTATCTTGGTTAATTACATTATTTTGATAAATGTTAAATAAAGCACTATTTAATAAAGATAAATTAGCATCCGCTACTACAGGATACATTGAGGATGTATTAACATTATTAGATGCAACATTTGTAGCAGCATCACTTTTAAATTCTCCTGAGAGGTTTACTTTTAATGATTCTAGTATATCTCCTGCTCCTACTAATTGTACTTGACATTTAAATCTTCCATTTCCATCTAAAGTATAAGAAAAGTTTTTAACAGTTCCCCAAGAAGCATCGTAGTTTCCACTATGATTTTTTCTATTATCTGCTATCTTTTCCATTAATTCTTCTTTGGTATGAATACCATAGAAAGGAAGAGGTTTATTTATAGTTTCTATTCTCCCTGTAGTATTATCAATATAATTTGTATGACCCCATTCAACTAAAACACCAAATCCTAGTTTCATATAAAGAGCTTCCATTATATTAAGTTGCTCCATATTATGACATACAAAATTAAATGTAGTTTCTTTTAAGGTACCTAATTTACCTCCAGTTTTAATAGAAATATCAATTAACCCTGGCATAGGAACTAAACCAAAATCAGTTCCTCCTATACCATAAGCCCCATCAGGACCTATTCCTGAACGTAATGTATAAGTATCTTTATCAGGATGACTTAATACTCCTCCTTGTAGAATGTATTTTTTAGATAATGCATCTCCTTCTAATCCTTGATATCTTTTATTTCCAGATAATACATTAGCACCTGAGCTAATTCGGATCCAAACATTTCTATTTGATAGCCAATTTAGTTCAGAAGAGTCTCTGTAGTCTTTATTAATTAAAGCTTTACGTTTTTCTATTTGAGTAGCTACGTAAGGTTGAAAGGCAGAACCAGCAATATTAGTATAATCTAAATTAGCCATAACTTATTATATATTGTTTGATTGGTCAAATTTTGATAAAAGACCTGATAAATCTTTAGGTATTCTTAAATATACTCCTGTTGGTGGGTAAATTGAATCTCCTTCTAAATTATTAACCATAGCTATAACCCACCATAAAGTAGCATCTCCGTAAAAATCAAATGCTATATTATCTAATCTATCTGTTACTCCGGTTAAAATATAATTATCATCGGATTGAGCTTCAATATCAGGATAGTATGTTGGTATATACATGGTTTTACCTGAAGTTGAAGTTATTCCAGTATTGTTTTTAGTAGTGGAGATAGTTTGATATCTACTTGGCATAGTTTACGTTTTGATATAAATATGTAAGATAAAAAAGGCTCCTAATGGAGCCTATTCTGAAAATTGAAGATTTGTTCTTTTTAAATAACTATTTGCTATTATTTCAGAAACAATAATAGGTTGAGTTAAACCTTTTTTAGGAATAGGTCCACCTTCTTTAGAATGTTGAGCTATAGGTTTAAAGTTCATTTGGATTTTTAGTATTTGTGGCACTTCCATTTGAAGTTGATCTCCTGTAGGATTATTATCATTATTTTGAGTTCTTAATTCTGGTTGTGCCATTTTAATTTCCCAAGGGTAATTATCTTCTACAGTTATATTCATAGAAGTAATAACACCCGTAGTTCTATAAAAATATTCTCCTATAGTTAATTTATGAAGACTACCTCTCATAAATCCTGTACCTTCTTGGTAATCTGGGTGTAGAGTAGATGCTAAGTAATTTAATTTTTGGTAAATTTTCTCCATTTCTTGAACAGATTGAGCAGCTACTATAAAAGTAAATCCAACATCTCTTGTAAAGCCTTGATAAGTATAAAAATTTTCACCTCTACCCATATATTTTTGAGCATTCCATTCAGCTCCTATATTATCAGAAAAATTAGTAATATATGCTCTAAAATGCATTCTGTCAGTCTTTTTGGGAGATCCATTATCTATAACTTCTATACAAAATTTGATTAAATCTCTAACAGCTGGGCTGTCATCTTCAACGGGATCAGTAATATTTCTTCTATAGATAGGAGACATATTAATCCTATCTTGGGTGAGGTTTGAAGAAAGTTGATAAAAATTGTTTCTTTCATTACTTTTTCTAGCTCCAGGACTCCCAACTCCAATTCTAGTTTCTATATTAAACCCATTTCCATCAAGACCACCACTAATATAATTAACAGTAGAAGCTAAAGCTTTAACAGTTGGATCATTAGTCTTAGATCTAAAATCTTGTAATTTTGATACTGCAAGATCATTACCTTTAGAAGCTAATAAAGCACTATAACCCATAGTGTTATTAAACTGGTTTATAGTATCTTCAAATTCAGTTGGAGTTTTTTCTGGTCGTATAAAATCTTTAGAAGATTGTTGGTATGAACTTTTAGGATATTTACTATCACCAAAAGGGTTATCAGTAAAATCAATATTTTCTTTACCACCGGATAAATCTATTTTTTGTGGAGTAAATGGAGGTAATGAAAAATTATTACTAGAAGCAAAGGGATCACCATTAGTATTTCCAAAACCATTACTTGTATTTATTGTAGAATTTAGATTTGAAGTTGGGGATATATTAGCCCCCATACTTGCAAAATTAGGGATTTTTGATGGATATAAACTATCTAATAAGCCTGCTATTTGATTAATTTTTATATAATCAGTTAATCCTAATGAGTTTAAATAATTTATACCTATAGTTGGAGAGCTTTGTCCAAAGCTAGGACTATATTCATAATGAAGAAAAGTTTGATTAGTATAATTTTCAAATGAATCTTTAGTATTTGTAGTTCTAAATATAGTTGTGTTACCATCTCCATATAATGAGTCAGGTCCTCCTACATAATCAAATAAAAGATTATCATTAAATGCAGAAATTCCTAATTTGGCTACAGTAGAATCAAGAGATAATCCTGCGGTATCAGTACTGATTTTAGTATTATAAAGGGATACTAATCGGTTTTGATTAGTATCTTTATGTGATACAATATATTCGTATTTAGCTTGTGGATTATCGGGTCCTAATTCGTTAGTATTAGCACCTGCTCTTGGAATATGAATTCCACTTCCTTG